TATTCTTTTAGCTGGAATAATTATTTATTGCATAATATTGTTAGGAGCATTATTTTAAAAAAATTTTTAAAAAAGTATACTATATGAAAAAAATTATTTAAATTTGTAAAAAATTATATGTATGGATAAAATATTTATAGTTCAGCCGTATCCAAATGAGCACGCTTGCAGGGTGCAAGAGCCAGGCGGATATGAACGTTTTGCAAGAAAAGAATTAGAACATGAAGGTAAAAAATACTATGCAATTATAGGTTTTTTCAAAGACGGTGGCAGTGAAGTGCAAGCTTATAGATACCCAAAAGACGTATGGTCAGAAGCACAAGCTAGGGAGCACTGTAAAAATCACGATGGACAAACTTTTGAAGCAGCACGGACAGATATAGAGCAAATTGCAAACGAATTTACAACTGAACATGTAGAAATAAATGGCAAAGATTACATCAAATTACCCGTTGTATTTCTAAAAGAAGGAATATTAGAAGGGAGTGCAGGTGCTCTATTACACAAAGCAGATATATTCAAAGATTATGCAGAAAGATTTAATAAGATACCTATTACTTACATGCACCCGACGTTGAATAACGAGTATGTAAGTGTCAAAGACAATGGCACTGATGTATTAGGGTTTTTAGACAATGTAAGTTATAATGAGCAAAAGCGAGCATTAGAAGGGTATGTATACATAGATAATGCTTTGCTGCAGAATAAATACATACATTTAAATGAACTTATAAATAAAAATTATAATATAGAAGTAAGCGTTGGCATTTATAGCGAAATTGAAAATACAGAAGGCGTTTATAATGATAAAAAATACATCGGCATAGTTCAGAATTATGAACCCGACCACTTGGCTATTTTAGGTGAGCTGACAGGTGCATGCAGTTATAAAGCAGGTTGTGGTATTAGAAATAATCAGCAACTTGCTAATAATATAAATAACAATAACAATAAAAAAATGGAAGAAATGGAAGAAGAAAAAAAATTAACATTAAACGAGCTTATTGAAAAGCTCGACGATAAGGACAAAAAGATAGTTACGCAAGCGTTGTCCTTATTAGAAAATAAAAAGAAAGAGCTAATTGATGTTATAGTTAATGCAAATCCTAAATGGGATAGGAAAGAATTAGAAAACGAGTGTGTATCCCAGCTTGAGAAAATTGCGGAGGCTATAAATAATGTAGCAAAAAAAGCAGAAGTAGAGCAAATAGCTAATGTTAGCAAAGAAAAAGAAAAAGAGCAAGCTAACTACGTAGCTAATGCTACTTCTACAACAGTTGAAACATCAATATTAACATTGTAAAAAAAAGGAGGTAAAAAATGAAAAATACAATTGTAGTAAAAGGAAAAGGTATAAAGAGTGAATTCTTATGCAAAGAAGAAATTCACCCTGGCATGCTTTGTGAATTAGTAGTAGATAATGGTGTAATTAAATTGCAAAAAAACACTAATGCTAATAATTTAAAGGAAACATGCTTTGTAACTGAATATGAGGCATTTGGCAAGACAGTATTAGATAAAGCTGCAACTGGTGATACAGCACACGTATATTTTGCAAATGCTGGTGATATTATATATGCTAGAGTTGATAGTGGAGTAGTAGTAGGAGATAAATTAGTGTCAAATGGGTCTGGTTTACTGAAAGAAGTAAATGCTGCAAATGCAACTGGAACGAGTACTGCTATTACTACTGAGGCTACATATGCAGGTGTAGCAAGTGGATTGACAATTAACGGAACGAGTACTGCTATAACTACTGATCCTACATATGAAGATGTAGCAAGTGGATTGACAATTAGTGGAACGAATACTGCTATAACTACTGAGCCTACATATGCAGATGTAGCAAGTGGATTGACAATTAGTGGATATGGTGTAACTGCTATAGCTTTAGATAATGCAGAAGAAGTAGAAAGTGGAATTTATTTTGCAAGAGTAATAATATTATAATAAAAGGAGGTATAAAATGGAAATTAATTTAGAAAATTTGTTTACAGACATCAACGGGGTGTGTAAAAGCAGACCTTTTATAGATGTAGACGGTCAATCAAAAATTTCTGTTTACAAAGGTAACGGCGATTATAAAGATAGCAAAAATTATAAAACCTTACAAACCAATGCTACAGCTATCTTCACGCCTGAGGAGTGGACAGAAATTGATAAAACCTTGCGTGAAGTGGCTGCTTCCAGAGCAACTAATATACAACTATTAAAAGATAAAGGATTAGTATATAATTTAGCTAATCCTTTTGCAGCAGAGGAATACAAATATTTAAAAATATCTGATGGACACGACGCTGATGTATCTATGAATTTTAAAACAGAAAGGGACAAAGATAAACAAGCCGTAAAACCTGGTACAGTACCTATACCGATTATTTCTTGGTTATGGGATTTTGATATACGCGATTTACAGATGTCGCGTACGTATGGCAGAAATCTTGATTTGCAAGGTGGCAAAGTAGGTGCACGCAAAATAGCTGAAAAGTTAGAAAAAATGCTTTTTGGTGCAGATAAGACTATTTTTGATGATAAAATTTTATATAGTATACCAACCTTCCCAGATATAAATGAAGGGTCAATTAGTGATTGGAGTAATACATCAACGACTACAGCTACTATTATAGCTAATGTATTGAATTTGAAAAAGTTAAGCATAATTGATAAACATTATGGACCTTGGATTTTATTTATTTCAAATGATTTTGAAAGCAGGATGGATGATGACTTCTTACCTGGCACTTCCACTTATTCTAACTTAACTGTAAAAGAAAGAATTTTGAAGATAGGTGGCATAATGGATGTTATTACATCGGATTTCTTACCTTCAAAGACCGTTGCTCTGGTACAGATGAGCACTGATACTATTGAATTAGTAAATGGTTTGGAGCTAACTACTGTACAGTGGGAGAATAAAGGTAATATGATGTTTACAATGTTATCATTTGTTGTGCAATCAGTAGTCTTAAAGTCAGATTTCAACGGCAACAGTGGAATTGTCGTAGGTACAGTGTAAAAAGGAGGTTATATGAAAATTAAATTAGTAGGTTTGAAAAGATATCTTTTTGCTAATAATATCTACGAACAAGGTGATATTATAGATGTAAAAGATATTGACCAAATTCCTAAAGTGCACCAGCAATTTTTTGAGATAATAGAAGAAAAGAAGGCTGATGAGGTGAAAGAAAATAAAAAAGTAAACAAAAATAAATAAAAAAAAAAAAGTTATGATAAGTGCAGCTGATGTAAAAGTGTTGTTTAGTGAAATAACAATTACAGATGATAATATTGCTAAATTTATCGATGATGCTGAAAAAATTATCGATAAATATTTAGGAGATAAGATAAGTGATTTACAGTTGTTAGAAAAAATAAAAAAATACACGGCTGCACACTTCATAGCTTTGACTGTTGAAAGACAAAAAATAGACGAGAAAGTTGGAGATGTACAGGTAAAATATAATCAAATTAATGAAATTGGCTTCAAAGCTACAACGTACGGACAAATAGCTTGTGATTTGGATTTTACAGGTACACTTAACAAAATTTCTGAACAAAAAAATAATTTTAAATTTATAGTTACATAATGAAAAGCTTTTTAAAAAGTATGATGCGAGAAAGCTACAAATATTTTGAACCCCCTACTGTTAGCAATAGTGGAGATTTTACTTTTGGTTCAGCTATAGATATAAAATGTTATGCAGTTGAAAAAATAGAAAATGTAGTAAAAGATAATGTTATTGTAAAGGAAAAGCAGTCAATAATTTACACGTTGACAGAAATAAAAGCAGGTGGGTATGTATGTAAAAGTAGAGAATATAGCACTACTACTAATGTTTTAGATTATGATATGATAAAGCAGGTAGTTAGTTATAAAGATATAAAAGGTAATGTAGTTTATTATAAAGCGATATTATGAGTGTAACTGTAAGATTAATGGGTATAGATAGAGTTATGAAAAAATTAAACAACCATCTTACTGATATTCAAACAAATACAGACAAGGTGTTTTTTGAATTTTATGCCAAAGTAAGACAAGATTGTATGACCACAACTCCAACGGTGCCGAAAGACACAGGAAATCTACGAAATTCGATGTTTTTCACTTATAGTAAAGGAATTCGAGATGGACGTGGTGAAAAGCAGGATACCTCACTTATTAGCAGGTGTGAGAAAGAATGTAAAATTGCATATCAACTAAAAAAGCCTTTAGCAATTATGGGCTTTGCAGCTAATTATGCAGTATGGGTGCACGAAATTAATAAAAATTACAGGGAACCTGGCAGTGGGTGGAAGTATTTTATTACCCACTTGGAGGATAATGAAGATTATTTTATTGAATTAATTAAAAAACATATTAAATGATAGGAATTGCAGGGATAATACAAAATTATTTATCTGATAATGATAATGTATATGTAGATTTAATGCCAGCTACACCATCGGAATGTATTTGTATATATGATGTGGCGGGGCGTTCACCAGATTTTACCTTTGATGGCACTAAATTTAGGAAACCTTCGATACAAGTAGTGGTGCGTAGTTACACGTATGATAACGGTTATTCTATATTACAGGATGTAATTGAAAGCATAGAAAATTTGGAAGGCACTACACAAGATGGCTATCAATTTTTAGTAGTAGAGCAAACATCAGACGTTTTTAGCTGGGATTTTGCTGATGAAAAAAACAGAACATATAAATGTTTTGCAGTTAATTTTAATTTAGAAATTTTTAAACAATAAAAAATATGGCAACAAAAATTTTAATTGGAAAAGATACACGACTTTGCATCAAAGAAGGTGCAAGTTATGTTAATATGGCTGGTGCTCGCAATATTGGGTATCCTTCTGCAGCACCAGACGAGCTAGATATTACACAATACGGTGTAGCTGGTGATTTTGATAGTTTTCAAGCAGGAATGATTTCGGCAGGTGAGTTTACTGTTGAAATGCAGTACCTGGCTAGTGAATATGACAAATACTTGAATTTAATGTTTAATAAAACGTTGAATGAGTTTTTGATAGCTTTTAAAACCGAAACTGGTTATAAAGAGTATACCTTTAATGCTTACATTTCGCAGATGCCGATTACGTGTGTGGTTACAGAAATAATGACCTACGAAATTACACTGCAGCTAACAGGTGAGATAACAAAGCACACTGGCACATCGTTAGTACCTTCAATTTTACCCACACTGCAATATGGTATTATAGGCAAGGGAACAAAAGTTGAGTTGAGTGTGGATGGCACTACTTATAAAGCAGTTAAATTTGCTTATGAATGCAACGGACCGGACTTTGCTTTAAGTTACGAAGATGTAACTTCGTTTGAAACAGTGGGGATGGTGAAAGAGCAACTGCCTATGACGTTTAGTGTTGGTAACTTTGCAGTAACAGCAATAGCTGCAGATGGCTATGGAACAAATGAATTAGGCTATGACGAATTATTAACTTTTGTAACTAATCAAACTTTATTATATTTTAGAATAACATATCCAAATAGTGAAAAATGGTTAGGTAGAGCATATTTAATGGACTTAACTAGAGATTTGAATATAAAAGGTAAACAAGGTATTTCATTTAATTTACGAATTACAGAAAAACCTACATTATCAGATGTTACACCAATTGATTTGTTAGACCAAGATGTTTTAGATGTTATAGAGCTAATCAGTAATTTGCCTATGCCCGATGATATTGACGATACTAATTACACTACTTACATAGCTGATACAACTACTGCATATCAGGATTATAGTGCTTTGACCAATAATCAGAAAAATCAAATTAGCTTTATTTTGATATATAAACTTAATCAGGTAATGGAAAAGATAGACACACTGAATTTAGCAGATAATAATCCACCTATTGATTGGGACGCATAAAAAATAATATTATGATACCAAATGTTGAATTTTTAGAATATGGTAATGAAAAGATACCAGTAGTGGTTACATTGACTGTTTTAAGTAAAGCTAACATAGACTTTAAAGAGAAATATGATAAAGATTTACTGGAAATTATTCTAACAGATAAACCAGGGGCATATTATATTGAAGCTATTACTTATTTACTAAAACACGCAATAGTGATAGGTTGTGAAAGGGCAAATATAAAGATAAAAAAAGAATGGGAAAAAACTGATGTACTTATAGACGATTATGATATCTTTTTAAAATTCGTTGAAATAACAGTGAAAAGCTTAACAGCTCTAACTGATAAAGGTAATGAAGCAAAAACTACGGAAAAAAAAATGAAATAAAGAATGTAAATGAATTGATAATGTTTTTTAGAGTGAGCTTGCCGTTTATGAGTTTTGAGGAGATATTAGAATGCACAATAGGT